AGCCACCGCTAAATTTGAAAATGGTCTAATTCGTTATCCTGGAATTTATTTAAATACGGATGGTCAACCTAGTTCAGATAAGAAAATGCAAGATGGTACAAAATATCACAATTTTTCATATCAAATTCAAACTGAAAATGATTATAATAAATTTAAAAAATCATTAAATGAAATTGTGCATCCATTAGGAACTAAAACTTTTGTTAATAGGATAAATTCTCATACTGAAGATGTAGCAAATACATCATTAACCACGATTAATATTATTAAAACTGAACTTGCAAATACGTTTAATATTAGAACGGGTTCAAACAACATGGTTGCTACAGGAGCAACACCAAATCTTGCAAATACAGTAAATGTTGGTGATATGGTTATTCTCACTACATTATCCAAACGAGTTAATGGCACAGTAAATGTGGCATCCACATCAAATGTGGTTACTGGCAATGCAACTACCTTTATTAATGATATACAAGATGGTGATACAATTTATATTTCAAGTGGAAATACTGAAACTGTAACCTATGTTACAAATGCTACCAGTTTAATGACACAAAATACAATCAATATTACTGCAAATAACCAAACAATCAATGTGGTATTTGACGATATAAGAACGGTTACATTTGTTAATGCCAATACCATTCTGGTTTCTGGATCATTTACAACTACCGCAAATTTAGTCACCACAATCCTTCAAAAAGTTTAATAAATAGAACTATGGCTTCCTTACTGACTTATCAATTTTCCACTCTATTGGCACAAAGCATCTATGATTTATTAGATGTAAGTGCCAATTCGTATCTTCCAGCAAATAGAAAATCCTACATGTTTGTATCTTTAGGAAAAGAAACTGTTTGGAATGCTGGTACTGAAACCGCACCAACGCCAGGTCAAGCAATTAGAGATTTGAGTTCCTATCATGACCGTGGAATGGTTGCAAAAAGACTATCACAAGAAAATGCATCTTTTGTTGTACCAAGAGTGAATTGGACAACGAACACAGTTTATAATTTTGCTGGTTGTACTACGTGCCCAGCTGCCACAAACTTTTATGTTTTAAATTCTAAAGACCAAGTTTTCAAATGTCTATGGAATAACAATGGTGTTGTATCTACGAGTGAGCCACAATTATCTTTATCTTCCACATCTTTGGAAGAACCTTATTTCCAAACTGCTGATGGTTATAGGTGGAAATATATGTACACTTTAACTGCACAACAGAAACAAAAGTTTTTAACTAATGAATATTTACCTGTGTTGTACAATCGATTTGTTAGAGCATCTGCTGTAAATAGAAGTTTAGATATAGTAAAAATTACAAATACAGGTAATAATTACACCGATGGAGCATCACAAGATATTATTACTATTACTGGTGATGGTACTGGAGCAATTTTAAAAGCCAATGTGGCTAATGGAAAAATTGCAAGTGTTACCATTCAAAATAGAGGTTTGAATTACACTAAAGCAAATTTAACTTTTAGAGATGTTGCAGGTGGTATTGGAACATCTGCTGCAGCTGAAGTCGTTCTTTCACCGCAAAACGGCCACGGTTACGATCCAGTTGAAGAACTTTATGCAAACACTATCATATTCAATGTTGATTTTGATGGTAGTGAATCTGGTGTTTTCCCTACAGAGAACGAATATCGTGAAGTTGTGATTTTTAAAAATCCATATGAATATGGAACAACAACCTTAGCTGCCTCTGAAGTGTATACTTTATATACAAAAATCAAAACATCAGCTGGTGTAGGTAATTACAATAACGATGAAATCATTTATCAAGGTGTTGATTACGCATCATCAACATTTAGTGCTGAAGTAATTTCATTTGACGAAACCAATAATTTACTTTATGTTAATAATGTAAACGGTACATTGTCTACAAATGAACCTATTAAAGGACAAACAAGTGGCTCTATCCGAGTAGCCATAAATAAAACTGATCCATCACTAGAATTATATTCAGGTAAAATTTTATATGTTTCGGATAAAACACCGATTACAAGAGATGCAGACCAAATAGACAGAATACGATTCATTTTAAGTTTCTAGAGGAATAAATGACTACTTTTTTTAATTACGATCCATATTATGACGATTTTGACGAAGATAAGAATTACATGCGGGTTCTTTTCCGGCCTGGATATTCCGTTCAAGCTCGTGAATTAACTCAACTACAAACAATCTTATCAAATCAAATTGAAAAGTTTGGTAACCATATTTTTAAAAGTGGCAGTCCAATTGTTGGTGGTAAAATTTCTTTAGATGATCGTTGTTTTTATTTGATTCTAAACACACAATATAATAGTGATGATATTGATGTTACTCAATTTGCCGATAAAACAGTTATAAGTTATAATTCTGGTAAAAATGTTCGAGCAAAAGTAATTGCGATTGATAATAGTACAACCAATCCAGTTTTGATTTTAAAGTATTTAAGTTCGGATACTTTCTCTGAGAGTGATGAACTAAAGGTCTTTGGGCAAAATATATTTGCTCAAGCTAAAGATACTTCAGCCGTAGGACGATCCTATGTTGCTAGTATACAAGAAGGTGTTTATTACTTCAAAGGTAATTTTGTTAAAGTTGTTCCACAATTTTTGGTATTGGAATTGTTCTATCGTATAGGTTTTAATACAACAACAATAAACACTCAACCTTCATACAAAATTGGTATTGAATTTGAAGAAAATATTATAGATGAAGTTGATGATACTTCACTATTAGATCCTGCTCAAGGTGCGTTTAATTATCAAGCTCCTGGCGCTTCACGATTTGAAATTGCAACTAGACTGTCAAAAAGAACATTGGATTCTACCGATGAATCTTCTTTCTTTGAAGTCATTCGAATAGTTGATGGTGTTAAAACCAAAGAAATTAATTATCCGGTTTATAGTGAAATTGAAAAAACGCTTGCACGTAGAACTTATGAAGAATCAGGTAACTATACTGTTGATCCTTTTGTGTTATCGCTTGAAGAAGAAGCTTACGATGCCAACAATGTTTTAATTGCTGATTCATTTACAGCTGTATTGGATCCAGGTAAAGCTTATGTTGGGGGTTATGAGGTACAAACAATTGCACCTACTCGTATAACTATACCTAGAGCAAGAATAACTTCAAATGTGGCCGACTATGATCTGCCTACAAACTATTCCAGTTATATTGTTGTAGCTAATACTTATGGTACATTAGATATATCATCTTTTCCAAAACTTGATATACATTGTACAAGTTTTAATACAATTAATCCTGCTTCATCTAACGAATATAATTCGACAAAAATTGGTACGTTACGTGCCGATATGATGAAATATAATACTTCTTATGCCTCCGATGTAGGCACTTCACACTCATTCTATGTAAATGTTTTTGATGTAACTTCAACACCAATTGTTGGTACCGTACCAAGTTCTGGATCTACAAATACTGTTATTAAGTTAGAATCTTCATTCTCAACAACAGCTCAAGCAAACTGTTTTGCTAATATGTACTATCGAATTACTGATGGTGCAGGTCTTTATTTGGCACCAATTCTAATTTTACAATCTAATAGTGTAGCTCGAACAATTACACTTTCTCAAGCGTTACCATTTATACCTGCTTCAAATACTTATTCTATTGAATCGGACTTTAAAGTAGCCGAATCAATTTCTGTAAAATCTGGTTCATCCTTATCATTTGCAGCCAATGTTCATAGTAGTTCAAAAGACGTTACAACTGGTGACGCATATATTAACGAACCTTCTAAAACAAGTTTAATATTTGATACTCCGTTTGAATCTATTAAAGCAGGATCCATTTCTAATTTAGATTTTTATGCACGAAAAGTATACTCAGATAAACTTGCTGATGGTGGTGGATTATTAACAATTTCAACAACAGGTACAGATACTTTTGCATTTGCGGGTTCACCGGGTGTTCTTAACGATTCACAAATTTTAAATAATATTATTTGTTTTATTCGTTACAATTCAACATCAAATTCAGCTTCTGGTATTGCACCAAATACTGTTGTAAGTTTAGCTAATAATTTATTTACTGTTACCGCTTTAAGTAATAATTCTATTTCTGTTGATTTTGATACTGCCGGTGTTCGTGCTGACTTTATTATCACAACAAAAGTAAACAATGCAGAAAATGGAACATCTGGTGCAGTTCGTGGTAAACAAATGATACCTCTTACCACAGGTGCGGCTTTACATGCAAAAGTTCCTTACAATTTAAATACTGCTGGAGATTCATTATCTTCAGGTAATACCGGTACTGTAACCACAATTACTGGTGGATATGTTTTTCAAGATGTTGGCGCAACATTCTTTAATAGTGCATCTCTAATGCAACAATTAAAAACTCCTGGTACTGCCGTTAGTTTACAGGTACCCGATGTTTATGAAATTGTTCGAATTACAGATTCCCGTGGCACAGGTAATGTAACAACTGCAATGTTGACAGATGCAACCTATGATGTAACTAATAACTATGAGTTTGATAATGGTCAACGTAAAACACATTATGACCATGCAACCATTAAATTGAAGCGAGGTTACAGTTCACCGACAGGTTCATCTTTGTTGGTACAATACAAATATCTAAAACATCAAGCGGCTCCATCTCCACAAAATATTGGTTTGTTTACTGTTGATTCTTATTTAAAAACTGGATCAAATTTCACCTATGATGAAATGTCCAAATTTTTAAGTAATGAAGATGGTAAATTAATTTCTCTGCGTTCTTGTTTAGACTTTAGACCAACACGACAAATTGCTTCAGAAACAATATCTGGTGCTGTCAATGCCGATCCTGATTATACGGCAGAACTTGGTTTTGAATATTATTTAAGTCGCATTGATAAATTGGTAGTTAAACCATCTAAAGAATTTTCGGTTGTTTCAGGTAAATCTTCTGTTACACCAATTCCACCTCCTATCGATCCAAACGATATGATGATTTATACTTTGACTATTCCTCCTTATACAGAAAGTGTCAAAGAAATTAATGCGGAGTTTAAAAATAATCGCCGCTTTACAATGAATGATATTGGTGCTTTTGAAAAACGAATTAAAGGTTTAGAGTATTATGTTGCCCTCACAAATTTGGAAAAGAACGCAGCTGATTCTAAAATCTTGGATGCTGATGGTCTTGAAAGATCCAAATACGGCATTCTTGTAGACAACTTTACTACAAGAGATGTTCAAGCAACCTATAGTGATGTTGGTTTTGATAACCGCAACCTGATCGAAGAAGCTCAATTAAAGCCAGCTTCATTAATGAGAACATTTAAATTAAAATGGTCACAAGCAAATTCATCAGGTTCTTTTGCAGCTGTAGGTATTAATGATCAAAAATCATTGATGTTAAGTTATGCAAACACTGCTTTTGCATCACAACCTTATGCAACTAAAGCTGTACCAATTGCAAATGCTCTATTCGCTAACTTCAAAGGTAACATTAAATTGTTGCCTGAGTATACTGGTGATGTTGATACCAATCATACCGCAAAAGTTACAATCAATTCTGCACAAGGTTTAGAAAATGCATTTAATTTTGTAAACGAAGCTTTCAAATATATCTCTGATCAAAATCCAACATGGGTAAATGATAAAGATAATCCTTTTGCTAAAGTTGTTGATAGTAAGTGGTTTGAAACTGTAACGACAGTAGATAACCGAACCATTGGCCTTGGCGGCAATTCATTTGGTAATTTACAAACAACAACAGACCGAGTTTATGTACAAAAAGGTGCAGAACTCAACATGAAACAAATTAGTAGTTCAACTACTGAAGTTGATCTTGGAACATATGTAACAGACCTTGCAATTCAACCATACATTAAACCAAGAGATATTACTTTTGTCGCTACATCATTAAAACCTAATGCAAGGTTCTATGCTTATTTTGATGGTGTTTCAGTTGATGAATACATTGTAATACCAAATAAATTACAAGTAACTTCAGGTACATATGCAAATACTATTTTTGTGTCTGGTGAAATTGCTTTAATTGCAAATAATGGTACCGACTTAGCGTTCAACATTGCTAGTTATTCCGTTGGCGGAACAAATTACAGTATGGTGATTGTTTCAAATAGTGAAAAAGGTTCTTCAAATGTAAGTGTTATCAATGAAACTGGTAAACCACTTTCAGGTAAAGTAATTTATGGATTAGAATCTAAGAGTACCTATGCAATTGCATCCGTATTAGATCATCGTTCAGGTTTAACAAGAGCTGTTGCACCAAATACCATTACATTAGCTTCTGATGCTCCTTCTGTAAATATTGCAGGCAACACTATAACTCTAGTTCATGAAACCGGTAGTAATGAAGGTCATGGTAGAGAATTTACTGTTGTGGCTTACAATACTTCCACAAAAGTTGCAACAACAACTGAAACAACAACTGCTGCTGAACAAACTGCAACAAGTTGGACATATAGCATTGGTTATAATTCTGCAAATAAATTAGGTGATGTTTCTGGTGTATTTTATCCTCCAGTTGCAACATTTAGAAACGGTGAAAGAAACTTCCGTTTAACTGAATCATTTAGTAACACTTATGATGCAGATGCTATTTCTTTTGCTGAAAAAACTTTCGTTTCATCAGGTATTAAAGTAAACAAAACAAATCTATTGAATACTGTTTACAATGTGGATGTTGGAGTTAAATTTGTTGGTAATGCTACTTCACCATTGTTACAATCTACAACTTCTAGAGGTGTTGTTACCAGCACTTGGCGTGTTGACCCAATGGCACAAACTTTCTTTGTTGATCCAGAAGTTTATCCAAATGGTCTTTTTGTTGAGAATGTTAAACTATTTTTCTCTGCAAAAGATGATAGTAATATTCCTGTTAATGTACAGATTCGTCCTACAGTCAATGGATTACCATCTTCAGATTTTTCATATCCAGAATCAGTAGTAACAAAATATCCATTTGAAGTCAATGTAGCAGCCACACCAGATTTTGCTTCAAGTACAAGTTACACCAAATTTACTTTTGGTTCACCGGTATTCTTAAAACCTGGATTATATGCTTTAGTAATACTTACAGATAGTCCACAATATTCGTTGTGGGTTGGTGAAAAAGGTGCCACAACAGTAAATAATCAATATGTTTCTGTAAACCCTTATATTGGTACTTTATATAAATCCCAAAATGCAATGGAATATGTCCCTTACTTAAATGAAGATTTGATGTTCTCATTAGATCGTTGTTTATTTACCAGTTCTTCTGCAACCTTTATTTTAGAAAATGAAAAACAATCTAGTAAATATTACATTGATAAATTTAGATTGATTCAGAAACATTTAGAAACCGAGTCTGATAATCCGTTTACAATGGATTATAAATTTATTTCTAAACTTGTTGATGGTGCAAAAGAAACCAATTACCGTGATATGTTACCTTTTGTAACTTATTCAATGGGTGACGATGACCTGTATGTTGCAGGCAGTCGTAGAAAAGAATTACAAAATCAAGGTGACTTTAAAGCATCATTAACTATTGCTTCAACTGATGATGCAGTATCACCACTAATCTCATTAGAAAGTATTTACTTAAATGCTTGGGAAAACTTCTTAGATAATTCAGAAATTAATTCTGATGACTTTAATATTATTGCACCAGGCGGTGGTTATTCAAATAGTAATACTGTAACAATAACATCCAATACAGGTACAGGCGCACTTGTTTATCTTGTAACTAATGGTGCTGCTGGTAATGTTGTTGGTATAAATGTAGCTGCTACAGGTTCCGGTTATTATGACGATTTCACAATTTCAATACCTGGAACAGGTTCTGGTGCAATCACATCTAACGCTTCTATTGTATTAAATTCTGAATATGATAGTGCTGGTGGTCCATCATTAGCAAGATATATTACTAAGCCAATTACACTTGCTGATGGATTTGATGCTGGTGATTTGCGAGTATTCTTATCTGCAAATAAACCTGGAACAACAGAAGT